TCTGTAAAGAAGTGCCTGTAATCCCAATTGTGTCTCTGTCTGAGCTAGCCGTGGTTTGTGAGAACTGGTACTCAAGATCGGCAGAACCTGCACTCCGAAAGTATATCGTACTACCCGTAACCGAAGAAATTCCTACTCGGTTATCGTCTACGACGATTACCTTGTAGCTGCCTCCGTCAGTTATACCTAGGGGTAATATTCCTGTGAGGGCCGTTACAGTAACAACCTCCCCATTGGTGTAACCATGATTAGGTAAGTAAAAGCTAGCTTGTCTAAAAGTGTCTTGATACCTACCCAAATACCCATAGTCAGATAGATAATTTCTTTGTGATACATAACTAGAAGTAGTAGAGCCAAAAAAGAGCCTGCCATATGTGCTGTTGGAAGACCAATACTGGGCCAACCAATAGGTGGCAACACCTCGGTTAAAGTCATACATGTCATCAGACTCATTTAGGTATTGATGCCCACCATAATTGAAGCCGTTAAAGTTCATCACTTTAATTCTAACTGAAAAAGACGAACTTCCCGTTATACTAGACACGCTTTGTCTGAAGTTAAACATGTAGTAGCTTCGACCATAGTAGTAGCTAGTTTCAAAAACTCTCCAAAAAAGAGCCTTTGTAACTCCTCCATTACTTCCGACACTTGTTAGGTTTACTCTGTAAGTGGAACTCGCATTAGGTATTGTTCTTAGCTCTATAGTCGTACTGTTGATCACATAGATGTAATACGCTCTGTATGTACTCAATCCTCCGATTGCAGTATTTGAAGCAGTGTCAGTGACGTATATCAAAGCTTGATAACTACTGTAGTCGTGCGGCGACGGAAAAATAATCCTGTCGTTTACTGTATCGATGGTAATGTCCGAAGTACCTTCTCTAAAGTAAAAAGCGTCTCGCGGATCAGGAAGCCGCATATATGGATTTACACCGCCCAAAAAGAAGTCGTCAGTTTCACCTGTAGGAGTAGCACTCACATAAGATTGTGTGACTGTAGAGACCGTTCCTGCAGAAACGTTATCGGTTGAAAATTCTAGAGTAGATTTTGCAAAAGAATTAGCTAGAGCCATCTTCGTATCTAACGTAAAGTTAGTAGGATCTACTGTATTAACAGTAAGCTCACTGGTAGGTGTTGCACCATCCGTAGTAATACCGCCTATGTTAGACAGTTTAAATTCCGTACCTGAGTAAATAGCCCCCGGGAAAACTTGGGTGAACGTGTCTTTAATACTTCTAGTTGCACTAAACACAGTTTTTGCCTTGTACAAAAACGTGTTGTCGTCAATTTTAGCGGAAACAACAAAGCCGCCATCCGCTGCTACGTCCGCTGATCCTTGAACAATCAAAGGAGAACCGCGCTGCAAACCGTGAGTTTCTTCAGTAACCACGGCCACAACATCGCTACCCGCTGTCACATCCATAGACGTGATTGTAAGTGAAAAGTCCCCTGACCGAGAAAAGAACGTCGGGATGTTAGCTGTAAGCTCTAAGGTTTCCCATTTTGTGGACTGCAAACCATATTCAAAGTCAGTGTCAATCAGGTTTTCAGGATTCGATACACGAATCTTAGAAACAGGGTCAATAAACCTGTCGTTAACGGTTATATCGGTAGAACCCTCGTCAATAAAAATCTGAAGCTGATCTGTGTCAGACATAGAGCTTGTATCATATGCGAGAGTTACCGTTGTGGTGGTATTCTCATAATCAAACGATACGTCGCTAAAACCAAAGGCCGGATCGTTGAACTGATACACCACCACATTGTCAGTCAGGTTAGTGATCAACTGCCAACGTTTTTGAGCATAGATATCGTTTACTGTTATCGTTCCCGCAGACGCATCAAACGTATAATCGAAAACAAGCTTCTTACCCATCGTATTCTCCTAGCCCAAGGCTATCGCTAGTGCTACTGCCTGTTGGTCTGTCACTGTTCGTGCTGCAGGAAACGTTATAAACACAACCTTGTCCCCTGCAGAAAAATTTACTTTTGCGCCGTTGTTAGAACTGGAATAGACGGTATCTCTGCGCAGTGTGTTAGTTGCAGAGTACGTCCCTAGTCCTACTTCCCATTGTGTACTGTCAGCGGTGATCGTGTAGTACGTTTCTTCGCCAACCGCCAACACATCAGAAAACGCAATAAAACTACTCTCGGCTCCGGCAAGAGTAAAATCTCCAGTACCAGTCGTTGTACTCGTTTCTTTTATCCTGTCGAAAACCTTTGGCATTTATGCGATCCGAATAATAGCGTTGTTTTGGTCTGCGTTTGGAAACACAACTTGGAACGTACCACTTGATGACGATTTATCGGCACCAAACGCCAGAATCGCAACCATTGGGTTTGTTACAGAAATGGAACCTGTATTAGGTGTGCTGTTATAGATAAACGCACCAAACGAAGTAATTGTGGAGCTTGTCCACTCAGCGTCGTTAAAATCTGTAATCGCAGTTGTACCATCAAGAGTAGGATCAACACTGGTTAGGTTTTCTCCTGTAGAAGAATACCCCGAACCTGTGTTCTCGGCTGTTGCTGAACCCACCTCCGCGTAGTTTGCGGTGCCTGCGCCAAACGAACCTGTCGCGCCTGCCTCGTCCTTAAACAATCCAATCTTAAAAGTATCGCCTGCGGCAGCGAAGTCGTGTACACCAAATAAAAGCTCTTTTTTAAAGGAGCTACACATTGCCGTAGTCAAAGTTAAAGCCATTTAAAGTCTCCTTATATACTCAGCAAGTTCTGGGTAACCCGCTTCTATTATGGCATTATACACAGTTACGCGGTCATTGCGAACTGATCTTTTCATGAAGTGTGTTAACATAGATACGAGGTTTTTTCTATACGCTCGTGCCTGATCCTTAACTTCCTCTGTTGCTTCGTCCGAAATGTATAGGATCTTGTCTGCACACTGCTCTGCTAACTCTTCAGGAGTTAGGCCCCTATTATCTGTTGTGATAATCTTAAATGGGGGAGCTTCCATGTTCATTGTTTCTGTCTCACTACCTTACCAACACGATACTCATCGGTGGTTTGTTTTGCCTCACCTAGCATCTTAATACCCATCAACGACTCTTGGAACCGTGACTGGTACATCTGCATAATATCAGGCTCTTCTTTCATGTATACACCCGCCTCGATCAAGGATCCATAGAGCATAGCCATCTCAGCGTTCTTACTGAGCCATGTTGTGCCGCTCTCGGCTCCGGCAGTTAAACTGATCGGACGATAGAAATAACTTAACTGACAACGGAAACTTAGACGAGGTTTGGGCGAAAGAATGAAGTTCTCTTCGTTAAACTGAGCGTAGTATTTAGGATCGCCAGTAGTATCCTCGTTTCCCTGATACTCCCGTAAAAAACTTATATCTTTAAAATCAAGATACGCTATGTCTGAATCAGGTTTTGTCGCATCATAAAAAGCTGAGTATATCTCAGGTCTAGCAGCCATATATGGCAGCATGTAATCTTCTATATATGTAATTTCATCGTCCGTAAGGCTGCTTGTTATTCCCAACACATAGTTGTTCATTTTTGTTGAGTCTGCCGCTACTACTTGAGCGTTTCCACCCACAGACCCTAACGCAATACCGGGAAACGCCTGTGTATTCTCAAATAGCTCTACAAAATCTATCGGAGTTGTCACACCCCCAGATGTCTGAAAAATAGCTTCTGCTAAGTTTGAACGGTTCTGTTCATTCCAACTAGCACCTGTCGGATATTTTGGAGCCGTTGTATAGCTAAGTGAAAACGGAGCCAAAAAGTCAGATGGAACCTCTAAGTATTCGTTCTTGCCAATTACTTGAGCAGTAGAGTTTTGACGAAACAAATCTAACTGCACGTTTTTTAGTATACGCTCTTCTGCCTGACGAATGAACAAAGGGATGTTACGAACAAACGAGGGCTCGTTGTTTTCTGTAAAATCCTGAATCGCGGTTTTTAGTTCTGCGTACGTAAAACTCATGATGCTAATACCCCTACAGTTCCAACTTGGCCTACTGATCGAGGCATTGCGTTGTTAGGTAACTCTACCAAAGGAACTCCTACGTATACCTGAATTGGTTCCACACGATCAGGTCGAGCGTCTCGTAACGCCTGTGGATCTGGTCCTACACGAGGAGGAAATAATTGTGGGTGCTTTGGTTCATACTCATCAGGACCAACCATAGCCCCGGTCCACTCTTTTTTCATATCGCGTAGACGATATCGAAAACCCGAGCGGTCTGAAATGCCCCATGCGTCTTTGCCACTTGCGTATGCCATTAGACCCTCAAATACGATATGCTAGGTTGCAATTTAAGTGGAGTCCGGCCCTCGTCTTCGTCTGCCGCACGTTGGAACTCTTCCTCATAAACAGATTTCAAAATCTGAATACGATCAGGGGCTCTTTTCATAGCCATGTAGTAAGCTAGCCCTGCCACCATGCAAGGATAAAAACGGAAAGGCATGTCGGTAGTGTTTGTTAGTGTGTCCGCATCTTGAATGCGCTGAACATAGTAGTACACCAACTGATCGGTAGAGTTTTCCGGCACCGCCCAGATATTAATTACAGGCGCAACCTGACGGTCAAAATAGAACTGACTTGGACGACCCTGTGTTGTTTTGTCAGGAAGCGTCATGTAATCGCCTCGACTGATTCGGTCTAGTTCATAGTCAGTTCCGTTTCTACGTAGAACAACTTCTAATAAATCAACCACATCCGCAGTTAGCGTTTCTTGCGCCTGTCCCGCAGTTAAGGTAAGCACACCCTGCTTCACGGTCCACAAGTTTAAACCCCGGTTGGCCCAGTCTGCAAACATAAGATTTAAGGATCGACGCG